CAATTAAAGCGTCAGTCAATGAAGCGTGAAGGAATCCGTCTTGCTCAGACTTTGCTTCCCAGTCAGCCAAGAAATCTTTCTTACAAAGTTGTCTGTGAACTTGGAATTTTTCAAGAACTAAGATACGCTCTGTAAGAGTAACAGTTCCTGTTGGAGTAAAGTCACAAGTAGCGTTAGCAAAAGTGATAGAATCAACTAATTTGCGAACAACTTGTTTGTACTCGATGTTTTCTTTGAAAGTAACCGCAGCCAAAGACTCGTTGCTTAAAAATGCAGCGCGGATATATCCTGCCGCTTCGCGACCAGCAAATGTTGTGGTCAAACTTGTAGTAGTAGCCATTTTTTATTGTTTGTTTTTTTTATTTTTTAAGATTGAATAAATAACGTTCTTCTGCTGTCATTTTAGAATAAGACTTAGAAGGAACTTGTTTTGCCTGTTTTACTTCTTTGATTGAAGACGCAGCAGGTTGTGCGCTTAATTTTGTTACTTCGCTTGAAAGTGTTTCGTTTGCTTTCTTAATGTCAGCAAGTTCGCTTTCCAACTTAGCAACCAACGACAAAAGTCCTTCAACCTCTGCGCTTAGTGATTCGTCAGCAACAACCTCAGTAGATTGTTTTTCTTCTTCTACTTCAACCTCAACTTCTGGTTCTTCAACCATTGGTTTCAATTCAACAAGTAGTCCGTCTGCAACAACAACTGTGATGCCTTCCGCTGTCTTGTATTCACCGTCCGCAACAACAACCTCGTTGCCTTCTGCGTCTTTAGCGAATACACGAACACCAGCTGCCCAAGTGTCGCTGTCTGAATAGATGCTTGTACCGTCCTCTAAAATCGCCTCAACCATTTGCTTCACCTCAACTACTTCTTCAGCAGAGAGAGAAACATTGTGCTTTGCGAATAGAGCGTTTACTTTTTCTCGTAAATTCATAATTCTGTTAATTGTTTGTTTGATGAGTAGATATAAAAAGAGGTATATTTGTTTCACAATTCGCTTTTTCATAGGTTGAATTTGATTTTTAGGTTTGAACGGGGGAGTGATTACCCCCGTTTTTTTTTATCCTAAATTGTCGAGAATAGTATTCAATACTTTCAACTCGTCTTCGCTCAATCCATACGTCTTAAAACCCATTTTTCCGCCCTCATTCGTTATCTTAGTGAGTGCGTTGAGAAACAGGTTAGCGTCGTCGTTGAACAATTCCAACTTAAAGAAACCCCCTGCTTCGATGTTCATCTTATTCTTCTTTTAGAAGTTCGTTTATTTCATCAAGAAGTGCTGCAAATTCTTCGTGCTTACTCAAATACATTTCTTTCTCCGCTATGAAGTTTCCTTCGATTGAGAAACCCAACACCTCTTTGTTTTGTATTTGCTTCTTTACTTCTTCATTCTCCACTTTCATGCAACCGAACCAAGTACCTTCTGGAAGGTCAAACCCGAAGTTCTTCGACTTGTCGTTTTCGCCTTCGATAATCCACGTCTCAACCAAAGACACTCCGTCAACCACTTTCGCGTGTTCAACTGTTGCGTTGTTTTGGTTCGCTTGTTTCAAGTAATTGTAAGCAATTGCACGAATGGTATCTTTCGAATACTTAACGTAGTATTCCTCGTCCGTCTCGTCGTTGCGTCGGTATATCAATTGATCGGGAATCAACAATGGTCCATAAAGAAGACCTCTAAAATCTTCTTTGAACTTGACGTTGTGTTCTTCCGAAAGCGCAATAAACGAAATACCTATGGCAGGCTGTTCTACCACTGAAATCGCGTAAACGCCAAGAAGTCCCGCGTCGTCGATTCCGTATTCAATAACTTTAATTTTTTTCATTGTTTATCCTCCTAATCTTGATTGGTTTTGAATTAATTGTTGTGCCTCTAAATTGCTGCTCACTTGCGTTCCAACGACGTAGGCTTGCAATGGTGGTTGTTGTTGGTTGGGTTGGTTGCCTACAAAGGCGAAGTTCGCAGGTGAAGGAGCAGCCGTGCCACCACCACCACCTGTTGCTCCTACTCCACTACCACCACTTGCGCCACCACCTGCAAAACGACCTATTGCCGTTCCTGCTATTGTTGCAATGGAAGCCGCAGCACGAAGCTTAGCTCCAATGATTGCAGGAATCTTAATTGAAGCACCGCCGTCGGGCGACAAAGACCAAACTGGGTTAGCGTTATACGCGCTAATTTCTCGTTGAGTATTAACCACTACTTGAGCAATGGCTAACGCTTTATCAAGTGCAAACGCGATGTCAGCCGCTTTCTTGTTCTTTGCGAATAGTGTACCAAGTAAATTAACGGAAGCTGTTGCAATAGAAAATTTAGCATCTGTCAATGCTTGTTCTGCGGCTAACTTATCTTCGTTAAATTTTGTTAAGCGGTCTAATTCTTCTTTGTTTGCTTTCTCATCTTCTGCTTTTTTCTTTTCGTCTGCCTCTTTCTTTTTTGCTGCTTCTTCGTCCGCGTACTTTTTGTTTATGTTAGCTTCGGCTTTTGCCTGTGCTTCAATTAATGCAGAAGCATCTTTACCAAATGATTGAGCTGTTGTAATTAATTCAAAATACTTATTGCGAACCGCGTCAATTTCTTTCTGTTGAGCAGTTAAAGAGGATTGATATATTTCTTCGTCTATTCTTTCTTCTTCCGCTATTCTATCTTGCTGAATTTGAATCAAACTTTTCTTTAATTCCTTCTCCTTTTCTAAGGCTTCTTTTGCAGCTTCTTCTTGTGTTTTTTTTGATTTATCAGAAGCGTCCTTATCTGCTTTTTTTTGCTCTAAACGAAACCCAGCAAGAGAGTTTTCCATATCGCGAATGGTGTTCTCTTGTTCTTCAAAAGACTTTTGTAAGTCTGCTTGTTGTTGCTTTGGGTCAATCAATAAGTCAGCAGCAAGAGTAGTTAAACCTTCCGCTAAATTTGTTGTTTGACCAACCCAACCTGCAATCTTATCAACAGTTGAAAGTAATAAATAAAGTGGAGCATTAATCCATTTAATAAAACCTTCTAAAATTTCCCTGTTTCTTTGAGCAGTTTCAATCTGCGCTTTCTCTTGTCCTCTTTGTGTTTCTAAACGAACTTTCGCTTCTTGAATAGCTGCTTGTATTGCAGCAATTTTCATATCACGAATTTCTTTCTCGGTTTTACCTTGTAGCTTCAATGTGTTTTCAGTCGCAGAGATATTGTCGTAGTTCTTTTTAGCTTGCTCTGCTCTCTTTGTTTGAAGGTCTAATAACTCGCGCTCCTGTTCATTTATTCCTGTAAGTCCTTTTTCGATTGCAGGAAACTGCTTAATGATTGTATCGAAGTTTGCAACGATTAAAGCAACCGCTGCTGCCAACATCAAATAAGGATTTGCAAGTACCGCCTTTGCAAGTTTTCCAAGTCCTTGAATCAATCCACCTATCTCATCTTTTAGCGTCTTAAAATCAATCTTACCCACAGCCGTAGCCATTCCACTCAACGCTTGTCCTGCACCTTTTAAGTCCAAGTCCATCAAACGCGAACCGAATAATCCTACGTTGTTCGAAAGACCTTCAAATGCATTACCCGCGTTCGCGCTAATCTCAGCGGACAAGTCGGAAATGTTATCCTTCAACTCAGCAGCACGAGCGGACGCTTTCTTAAACTCCTCACTCGAAGAGTCCATTTGCAACAACTGCTGATTCAACGCGCGTAACTCCGCCTTCGCTGAACTAAACCCTTGCGCTGTATTGTCTGCCGCTGTTGCCGTTTGATTGAGGACGGTGACCGCGTTTGTGTTTACATTAAAGTCAATTGTATTCGCCATTATGAGAGTAGTTTATAAAGTATAAATATCCAAAAGGCGACGTTTACCGAAATACGCGTTACTTTCCAAGCGTAGTGTTTCCACATTTGTAGTTTACGCTTTCCGTTCGCCACTTTGCCGAACTCACTTTCGCTCTTGACGTTGAGTTTGATGAACTCTAAACAAGCGACCATTGCGCCTGCTTTATTTTGTAGATGTTCCTTTGAAGTCGCTTCCATTTGATATAATTGTTATTGTGTCACCCATTGCGCTCAACGTAACGCTTCCGCTACCTTCAACCGTTTCTCCTGTATACGCTTGTATTGTTACTCCGTTAGCCGAAACCGACTTTTGTATAATCAATTCACGTCCTGCTGTTGTCGTTGCTGAAGGCAAATAAATGGTTACGCTTCCTGCGGTTGTATCAACGAAAATCATTCTGTCGAAATTCGTCACAACGTAGTCGGTCGTTATCGTTCTAACTGGCTGACTAATCGAACCACCAAAACTAACAGGCGCACCGAAGCGCGTTGGTGCTAACGAAGGTGCTTGTTGTGTTATAAATGAACGTGTTCCGTTGTTTGGTTGTGAGTAGCAGTTATTCTTTGCGCTATTCCAATTGTAGCCAAAACGAAGACAACAATCTTGCGTTATCGTCGCAGGATCACCATTCGAATTTTCCCAATTCAAAGATTGGTCAAGGTTGGCGGACACAGGTGTAAGGTCGCAGTCGTTGTTGATGTCAAGAACGCGAATGAGTTTCACCTTCGTCATATCTTGCTCACCTACAACGTAGCCTTGAATTTCAAGAACGCGCCACCAAGAATCGATTATCCAAATCTTGTCGCTGAATTGAAAGCTGAAAATGTCGTTCAATGTTAACGCAAACATACCCTCTAAAATTCGCGCTTGTCCGTCAAATAGTTCTCGGTAGTAATTTCTCCACCAACGATTATAAAGATTGTTGTATGGATTCGCTACGATTGTGTGAGGTGGTATTTCGGGAGCAAAGTTTAAATCTGAATCCGTCACCGTTGCGTTCATCGTTGAATAGTTATTCAAACACTTTACCGCTGTTTGCACTACGTCACCACTAACTTCGTCAAACATATTCACAAAGAAGTCAGCGAAATAGTAAAGAATGCGTGGTTTCGGTTGTACGAATTGACCTTCTGCGTTGGTGAAAACAGGCACAACAAGGTCTGTGCTTTGAACAGGTGCTGAAGGTGTAGACGCAAACGCTAACTCAACTTTTTCTTCGCCTGTTGCGAACTCATTGATTACTTCGAAGTCCGCTTCAGTTACTTCGTAGCGTCCGTACACGCGACCATTGTCTGTATAAACTGAATTGTAAAAGTCTGAATCACTTGCGTATGTGAAACTAAACTTCGCCTTCTGAAGGTCGGTTGTTGGTGAATACATTATATCTTTCGACAAGTCCAACTTCTGCGACCAATCCAACGTATTACCACTTGCGATGTATTCGACCATTGGCTCAATCTTGAGCGTATTTGGAAGCGTCTTATCTGCAACGAAAACAAGGTTGAACATCTTTTGAATTGACGTTATAAAATCGATTTGCTTCATGTCTGGAGCGTTGAACTCCATAAGAACTGTGTCACCTGTTAACGCTGTTCCAACGCTTACAAGTTCAACACCTGTTCCTGTGTAGTCATTTGCTCCGTTACCTATTAAATTAATTGTTGCTGAAGGTTGCGCTCCATTAGCAATTGCAGAAGGATTATATTGCCATTGTATTTTTAATGTGTCACCTGCATTTAACGATAGCGTCTTTGTAAAGTCCGTATTGAATGTTGCATCTGTTGTAGTTCCTAATGGTGGAACTAATTGTATTTGGTCGAACAAATTTGTTACTACGTCATTGATTAAAAATATAAATGTATTCGTAATATTTAAATTTGTATTTGCGTTATTTTGACTTGCATCTCCGTGCATCCAAACGCGAAAAGTAAATTCTCCTGTAAATGGAGCGGTATAAACACCACTACTCCAATCATTACCAGCGTCTTCGTATTCAACAAAGTCGTTATATAAATCATAAGTTCCATCAGTTGCTGTTAAAACAATTCCTGTGGAATCTGTTGACAATGCCAAAATACTTGCAATGTCGTTTAATCCTAACGCACTATTCAAATACTGACCATTGACAAAAGGAACATAAACGTCTTCAAGTATTTCTCCAAGATAATCACTCGAATACTGCAAACCTGCATCGTTCATTATTTGGTCGAACAAGTATTGCGCCTTAACCGCAGGTGTCATATGACCAACGTACAAAGGTTTATATGTGTCAAACGTAGTGTCAGAAGGTGAATAAACAGGTTGCCCTTCCGTGTTGTAACTTGTTAAGTTCCACTTATCGCATAGCGTTAATATCGTGTGTTCGTTAGGTGGTGTTTCAACATTTTCGTGAAGTAAATCGTAGTCCAAATCACCCGCGACAATCGATTCAATATCTTTAAGTTTCTTTTCATTTAATAGTCTTGCAAGGTTTGGAACTTCACCAAAGAATACCACCTCAAATTCGAACAACTTACCACTTTGCCAGTACAATTTCTTCACTTGAATGTGACCACTTGCAATGGGAATAGTGTTTACCGTCAACACCGCGTCAACCTTCTTTCGAAAGTCAAACCATCCGTCAAAGTTTACGTTGAAGATAGCACCGAAGAAGTCCGTGTTTGTCTTACTTGCTGGAACGCGAAACTCCTGCGAGTAGTTACCTACGGAAGCGAAGTCGGTTATATCTGTGAACTTGTAGTTCAAGTGCATCTTCTCGTTCTCGTAAAGGTCGAGAATCGCGCTGTTTCCGTCGTTGTCAGTAAGCGTAAGTATTACTT